GTCAGTGATGGCGTCGCATTGCTGCCACTGGTCGATTTCTCCAGCCCTTCCAGCTGATACGGCCAGGCAGCGTATTCATTTCCCTGCCACCAGATTGGTTTCGCCGGTAGCTTGGACTCATCCCCACCAGCGGCGATGATTTCCGCTTCCGTGTGGGGAATGCTGTAATTGTGAAAGCGGAGAACGTCCGTTAGCCCAAAGGAAGAACCGTCCACCTCAATCAGGCGAACATCGTTTCCGGATTCAAGCTTCTGATAGTCTGCGTTTAAGCTCATGGTTTAAATGCCTGGATGAATGTTGCCGTCAGAGACCAGTTGCCTCCCCCCATTGGGGAGGGCTTGTACTGTTTGCATCGATAGAGACCCAAGTCCTCAAGCGGCGGCTTCCATGCAAATGCTTTTGTTCCCTCATGGCGATCAAGAAAGTCTTTGATCGACTTGATATAGGGTTCCAGGCCTACAAAGGTCAGATCCCAGCTTTGTGAGCGAGGGTTGAGTCCGTCACCGGATGTCTGGGTGTAACCATCTCCGAACTGCGCCTCACGCGTACGCATGGTGACGTCCTGAGAAGGATTCACCCTAGGGCTCCAGTTGAAAGTTTCCAGCGCCATTACCGCCTCCCGTTTGTACTGTTCCAGATTGCCCCTCCGGGACGAAGATCAGCCTGTATCAGCTTTCGGTATTCATCTCTGACAAAATTGCCTACGCTTTTACCGAATTTTTCCAGCCCGCCAGATGATTGTGATGCTGTACTGCCATCGCCATTGATAGTGATGAATACCTGAGGAGCAGCACCTTCAGAGGCACCGCCTGACACTGCGCGAACCCCAAGTGAACCATCAGCTGCCCGGGTCAATGGCATGATCGCTTCTGGTCCCGCCTCACCCATTACTCCGGCACCTTTCGCGAATGCGAAAAAGGTAGGGTTATCGACAACCTGGCCGCTATAGGCACTTAAGTCTGAGGAGGAATAAACGCCGCCTTTAGCATTGAACTGGAAATTGCTCCCATAATCGGCAATTGCTGTCCCTGAGCTGCCTGCCGTACTTCCACTAACACCGCCAAGTACACTCGAACCGACTCCCATAATCGAACTCAGGATGGTATTTGTTACGAGCGCCTGCGCTGCCATATCGACGAGGTTTTGAATTATCGACTGAGTAAGCGTGGAGAAGAGG